TCACCAGTAATATTAACACCGGACGTGGTTGCTTCAATTCTTAATACGTTGTTAGCATAAATATAACTATGACCACCAGAAAAAAACTGAGCAAGATCGTTAGTTCCACCTGCGCTCTTTAAATGAATGTGGCTTGAGTATATGTCTAGACTTCCTGTACCGCTATCTTTTATAATAGAATCACTACCATCGTGGTATATTTGTAGGTCATCGCTATCACCAAAAGCAGCTTTAACATTATCAAGAACATAGATTTGTCTTTTTAGTAAATCTTGCAGCTTAGGTTCTGATCCGTCTATAGCATGAAAGCCTGGGTTCCAAAAGTACACGTTTTCTCCAGCGTCTCCACTTTCATCATAGTATACATAAGCTCTATGTATTTGAGAAGTAGTATTATTACCCATTTTAAACTCACTTCCAGTGGCTACTCTTTCCCCTGTTTCTACATCATAAACACCAGATATAGTGTCATTACCTGTAGTTTCGTCGTTATACGGCTGTATAACCCCTATCATTAAGTACCATCTCTCAGCAATAACAGGACCACCATTGTTTATTGTGTATAGAGGATGTGAAATAAAATATGGGTTTGTATTACTAGAGTTGTTAGATATATTTATAGTTTGCCCAGATGCGGTACCACAACCCAAATATACAGTACCATCTCTAGTGCCAGCTGTACTGCTATCAGGCGTAAAGTCTGCCATAAAGTAAACATAAGATAAATACCCTATGTTGTTGTTTGCTGGTATAGTTATGTTTTTATTCCAGCCACCATCAGCGTCGTCATCAGTATCATGTAGTATACATTTCCAAAGTAAAGCTTTATTATTAAATGGATCTTGACCTCGAACTACAGCGTTTTCATCCGCGTCACCATTTCTAACGAAGTCACCACCATAAAACCCTCCTTGTGTAGAAGATAAAGGCGCGTCGTCCTCAACCCAACCTCTAGACGTAGCGTAGTTTATTGAGCTACCACCTACGTGATGAGCTGCATATATGTTTTTAAACGGAACTCCATTTGTACCAACGTCTACAGTGTTTGCAGATGTACCGCTTATAGCTGTTACAATACCTGCAAAGCTAGTGTTTCCACCGAAAGCCAACGTAGTGTTGCTAGAGCCTAAAGTAAGAACAACACCGCTAGCGCTATCGTCAGCTTTAATACTACCTGACTGCTCAAACAGTATGTCTACATTGTTAGCGCCATCACCTATATACACGTCAGAGGCTCCGTCTCCCAATAGTATATCTCCTAAAGGATTAGACAAAACAAGATCATTACCGTCCATGTTTATAAGCCCAGCATTAGTCCCTGAACTGTTTACAAACTGAATGTTGTCTAAGTTTACTATATCTTGTAAAAACTTTAATCCCATTATATTCTACCGCTTATTCGTTTCTTGTTAGTATTAAAATTAGATCTTATACTCAACTTACTAAATGTTCCTCTATGAAAGTGTTGAGACTTTAGCACGCCAGGTTTATCCATTAAGCATTGCAGTGGCATAGCTTTAAAACCTACATCTTCTATATCACTGTTGTCTACGTAATATCCATAAGTTAATTCGTAGCCAGTTTTTTGAGGAGCTACAGTTAGCTCTTTTGTTTCCCAAGCCCCTTGACTAGAGCTAGTGTGCTCTATGTACTCTAAAAAACCATGGTGTAGTTTTCCTTGAGCTTCTGTACTATTGTTAATTCCTAACCTATCGTTAGGGTCTGCTATAAAATCCCACCCTGTATGCAAAGTACTAACGCTTCCGTTATCAGTTACTACGCCTTCACTGTGTCTTCCACCAAGCGCAGAGTTTCTTCTTGGCCTAGCAACTAAAACAGGAAGGCTATTGTTGTCAACAGTATCAGAAGTTCCATCATATCTTGTTGCATTTACTTTTACAGTAGATCTTAATCTAACCGTAGTATTAGCTGGAACCCACAATCTTTCTGTTAATTGACATGGAAATGAAGAACAAAATATTTCGTTAAAAGACTCACCAGGAATATTTAAAAGATGCATAGCTCCTCCGTACTCAAAATACCCATCTTCTCTAAACCCATGCTCTATATAATATACTTTACCAACGTCGGCAGACGTACTCCTGTATGGTCTATTATTACCGCTGCAGAACATTCTGATAGGTCCATTACCATCATAGTTTGGGGTGTGTGACAATCCATACAGTCTAGACGTAGCATCCCAATAGTTAGGAAATATTCTAGAATCGTATTTAACAGTGCTTGTTACACTATCGTTAACATGCATATACCTATACTTATCGCAGTATATTCTTCTCCACGTAGCGTTGCTTGCGTAACCGTGGTTTATAGCGTAGGCGTTCATGTACTGAATATTCATGTGTTGAACAGTAGTCATATCGTTTTGCCTACCCACGTGAGAGTAATTAATACCATAATCTTCAGCCATACGTAAATACATATAAGAGTACTCGCAAACTTGTTCGTATGCAGCTCCCCACTCTGTAGAAGTGTAGTTGGCTACTGCTACTATATGCCCGTGGCTCTTTACGTGATACTGACTACTCCAATGCCACATTCCTCTACCAGACCCTATTATTATGTTGTTTCTAGAAACTATACCGTATGGATGCCTAACACATATAGACGGGTAACTATCTCCGTCTCTAGTAGAGTTGGAGCATAGATTGTAAGCTGTGTAGCTGCATCCATCTATGTAATTTTCCCCTGTTTGACTAACACCGCTAGAAGTGTGTATTGTAGATTCTGTATGGCTTGCTCCTGTTATTTTAGTGTCGTATCTTCCCAGGTAGCCACTTATAGTAACTCCAGCTCTAAAGTTAGTACCATCACCGGTATTGTATCCTAAACCATTAAACTCTACATATTTTATTTTACACCTCTTTGTCGGCGCGTTGTTCCATCCATTACTAGTCCAATACTTTGTGTTAAAGAAAACTCTAGCTGTATCTTGATCGCCTATAGCCACGTCGTTACCACTACTGTCACAAGCCTTTATAACTACATCTCTAGTCATTCTAGATACTAAACCACCAATAGACCCATCGTAAAGTATGTCTCTGTCTACGGTTATAGTATTGTTGCTTATGCTAGATATTGTGTAAACTAAATTATGTCTCCACGCGTTTGTCTCAGAGCCTGAAACATACGTATAACTATTATCACCACAAGCTTCTATGTATATTGTATCTCCAACAGAAAAATCAGAAACGTTATTAACGTCTACAGTTCTTAGTCCAGTAGCTCCAGAATAGTTAGCGGTCATAGCGTTAGATAATCTCCTTACGTGAGAATTATCTAAATGATATTTTTCAGTTCCTGTTTGATAAACATACTCACCAATTAAACTTGGATCATTATCTACAGAGCTGCCAAAAGTGATTACGTTTGTTCTTTTGTTTATGCCTGTAACAGTTAAAACATTTCTATTGTTGCCAAAGCCAAATATTAACTTATATCCAACTCTAAAAACAGCAGCGTCGTCTACTGTTATAGTAGATCCGTTTACGCTTGATATTATAGGGGGCTTATTACTTTTGTTTGAAAGGGGGTGAACATATTGTCTGATGTATACTCTATTGTTACCAGTATCTACATCGTGAACCCAAAAGCATTCGTCTGGAGATAATCTAAAATCTACCTCTCTCAAATACACTGATATAAGATCGTTTGTAGTAAAGTTTGTAGCGCTATCTACGGTTAAGTATGTAGCCTCGTAATCATGAGCTCCATCTAACTCCGTTTTTAATGTTGGCTCACCGCCTTGAATATCTACACCACACCATTTTCTAGCGTCAGTTTGTATACCATGCTGATCAGAGTTTGATCCTGATATTTTTATTTCAGTACCTCCAACCATACTAAGCAAAGAACCAGATGTAGATGTACCTTCTACAAACTCTCCAGCGGTATTATTACTGTTACTAGTATTCTTAACAGTCATACGACCATGCAGGTGCATCTTACCACCACTAGCAAAATGTAAGTTGCCATCAATAGTAACATCACCAGTTCTAGTTGACTGTATGTTTGTATTGAGAGTTACCTTGTGTCCATGCGCAATAACAACAAGATCATCAGCAGCCGGAACAGATCCGCCTACCCATGTGCTAGTTGTTGCCCAGTTTCCACTTTGATTACTCGTTATTGTTGCCATCTATATTATCGTCTTCAAATTGGTTGTTCCACTCGTCTAGCTCTACAGCTATTTCAAAAGATAGACTATCTTCGTCATCAACAACTGTGGTATCATTGATAACTACATTAACAAGATCCTCGTCCTTAGTTAGAACGAGGTCTCCTGTTTCTTTGTTATATTCTATCTTTATTATCATATAATTACATTACTCTTTGTATAACTACTCTGTATTGATCTGTTGTTGGAGGGTTTCTAAATTTAAAAGTAACATTGTTAGCATCTGTTCTTTCGTGAGCTACAAACAAAGTGTCATACGGAGATGAGTTATCATATACTTGACATACTACATCTCTACTTCCTAAGTTATGAGTTACAGCTATACTAGCAGCAGAGCCATCACCTATGTCATCAGCATATCCAGTATCTATATTTGCTGATCCATCAAAACTAATACCATTTATTTCTCTAGCAGTAGTAAGTGTAGCCGCAGACCCTGTAGTATTTTGATTTAGAGTTGGGAATGTACAATTAGCTAAATTACCAGATGCAGGTGTTCCTAAAACTGGTGCTGTTAATGTAGGTGAAGTTAAAGTTTTGTTAGTTAACGTTTGTGTAGCAGTTAACTGAACAATGTTACTATTTGTAATACTAGCAATTTTAGTAGCTGTGTCAGCGTTACCTGTAACATCGCCTGTTAAGTTACCAACAAAAGTAGAAGCTGCAATACTAGTTAAAGAAGATCCTAGTTTTGCTTCTAATCTAGTGTTACCAGCGCTCCACATCCAAGTAACATCATTACCAGTTCCGCCTTCAAGAGTTATACCAGCACCGTCAATTACAGCTGAAGTGGTGTTACCACTAGATAATATTATATTGTTATCTTCAACTGTTAAATTTTCAGTGTCAAGAGTAGTTGTAGTACCATTAACTTGCAAGTTACCAGTAATAACAATTGTATCGCCTGAGTCAGTACCTATGACAATGTTTTCATTTGCAGCACCACTTGTAGATTCTAAGTTAGCAAGAGCGTCTAATAAATTAGCATTACTAACATCGTCAAAAGTTTTACCATCAACATAGGCTTTGTTAGCAGCGTCTGTACTAGCAGAAACAGTGTCAATACCTTGTATTCTACCAGTTCCATTTAATGTTATACCCCCACCATTAACAGTAAGATTACCGTTTACTCTAACGTTGTCACCAAGAAAACACGTATCTCCTGCAGCTGACTGTAATGTTGGTTCATCCCCTGAAAAAGTTAAATGTGGATATGTTTGACCAGTAGTATATATTCCATCTCCATCTTGTAAGTATATGTTACCATTTGCAGTTAAAGCTGCACTAAATGTTTTTGCTCCAGAGAATGTTTGTGTTCCAGATAGGTGAGCTGTATCAGCATCTAAGTATGCAGATGCTATTGCTGTACCGTTCCAAACACCTGTTGTAATTGTACCTACAGAAGTTAATGAAGAGGCAGTTATACTAGAGTTTAATGTAGTCCCAGTCAATGTACCTGCTGCAGCCGTAACTGTTATAGCGGCAGTACCATCAAAGTCAACACCGTTAATAGCTCTAGCCGTAGCTAAAGCAGTAGCTGTATCAGCATTACCCTGAAGATCACCCTGCACATCGCCCTGCAAATCACCAGTTACGTTACCAGTTATAGAGCCTACGTTTATATTGTTTGTAGCAGGATTGTAGGTTAAACCTGTATCAGTTTCTATTCCTTGCGTACCTGTAGCACCGTCAACAAATGTTAAGTATACAGTTTCGTTAATAGAGTTGTTTGCTGTAGCGTTTATAGTTGTAGCTACTGTTGCAGTGTCAGCATTACCTTCTAAATCACCGTCAAACTTAGTAGCTTCAATTTCACCTGAAGCTTTAAATATAACACCATCAGTAGCACCAACTCTAAATATAATTTGGTTGTCTGTACCAAACTTAATTTGGTTGTCAGCGTCTCTACCTAAAACTAAACCAGTGTTTAATATTGATGTTATACCTGTCTGAGTAGCTGAGACAGCTACATCGTTTGTGTTAACAGTTATACCTGTACCCTGACCAACAGTTAAAGTAACATCACCTGAGTCAGCCCCACCAGTTAAACCATTACCGTCTTGAACACTTGTTATATCACCTATAGCAGAACTTAATGTTATCCAATTAGATCCATTATAAAATTTAAGAACATTACTAGTACTGTTAAAAATTAGTCGTCCTTTATCTGCTACACCGTAACCTTCAGTAGCTGGATCTGGATCACTAGTAACATGATACACTACAAAGTTTTGTAATTCCCCGCCTTCAAGGCTTACGTTTTGTAAAAATTTAATTGCCATTTTATTTTATTTTTAATTCATATATGCTTTACCCGTAAAAGACCCTCTAAAATCTAAGGTTAACTGATTTAGAGAGTTGTGGGTTACTTGTCCTATAACCCAACATCCTCCAGAATCAATAACCTGGACAGCTGGGTATTTATTTAAGTTATGAGTAATTACCCATTGTGCTGAAGCTATGTCTTGATCATGTGTATATGTTTTATCGTGCGCATCAGTGTTAAAACTAACTTTACCGTTATCATCAATGACGACAACTTTGGTATCTGTTGATGCTGTTGCACTCTCTAAAAACACATCGTTTCTAAAACGAGATTTCAGGTCTTGGATATTTTCTCCTTTGTACTTAGGCATAGTCTATATATGTTATGGTTACTTCTTCTCCTTGATCTATCGCCTTTGCAATAGCTGGATAAATCCTCTTATACGCGTTAACGCTCTTACCAACGAACCCATCACGGAGAATAAGATTGTTTTCCTGACTGTCTCCAACGATAAGACACCCAGCAGTATGCTCGTCAGTGTTTCCAGTATGAATAAGAATATACTCAAAACCAGGAACATCAGTGACATGCAGCATACCACGGTGTATACCAGGATATTTTTTATCGTATCTAGCATGAAAGCCTCCTTCTCTTCTTAATTCTATTTTATACGTTCCTGCAGGTATTCTGGTTTCACCCTTTACTTTAAGAACTCTTTGCTCATCTTCTAAGGTATAACATAAAAAATGTTTGCCTAACTCGTTTACATCAAATAAAAGACCGTGCGTACAATCTACTTGAGAACTTGTTCTTAATACTTCTAATTTCATCTGCAGGATTTTAGTTTAGCTATTTCTTTTTCAAGCTCAACTATGCGATCTTCGCTTTCGTTGATAACTTTTATTTTTTTCTCAAGCCTTTGCTCTAAAACTTTTATATCTTCATCTAGCTGACCTATCTGACTGTACGCTATACCCATAGTAAAGATAATACCAATAATCCATATAATATTACCGATTGATATAGTAAAGTCTTTTTGCATTATGAGCCAAAAAACATTTTAGCTAATGCAGCAGCAACTATACCGTAAAGAACCCATATAGCTTTAACAAGAATTTTTCTAGCTGACGTATTTTTATTAACTCGTGCTGTTACCCCGTTGTCTGGGTCTAATAATTGTTTAACAAGACTATCTAGCTTCTCGTCCATCTTGTCGAGTTTCTTATCCATCTGATCCATTCTCTGTTGCATTAATGCTATTTCTTTGTCAACCGTTGCCATTATTTTATTATTATATAAATAGTTTTCATTTAACTAAAACTATTATAAATATTAATAGGAGATAAACTCCAAGTACTTTCCAAACAGGGTCTTTCATTTTACGCCTTTGTCCAGTATCCGTATTCTAATATACAAGCCGCTGTGTTAGCTTGAACCTCTAGTCCTACTGCACCCTTAACTGGTAAGAATACAAACTCCTTTGGTCCTAAATCTAAAAACGCAGTAGCGTCATCTACCTTTACTGTTATAATATTATCACTATCTATATTCTTAAGATACACATATGTTATAGCAGTATTGCCTGAAGCAGTAAGGATATTTGTTGCAGCTGAATGTGAAATACTTTGTCTTGCTAAACTTACCGCAGGGTTTGTTACTACTAGAGAATCAGAAACGTTTAAGTTTAAAGAGTCACTAGATACTCCACTGCTAGAAAGTGTTAATTTTGCTGTTAATGTTGCCATTATTCAATAATTTTATCAATGTTAATAATTTGTTGTCCAGTAAGAGTCTCTGGTAAAGAATCTTCTGCAATAGCGTGTAATTGAATCTCTACTTCCTCAGATAACAAACTATTAACTTCATCTATTTGCTTTTGACGAGCTTTAATAATTTTATCGTTATCCTTCTCAAGTTTCTTTAGCTTCTTTTCATCTGCGCCTGAATCTTTAAGCTCGTTAAACTTTCTAGATAGTTCTACAAAGTCTTCGTGAGGTTGACTAAAAGTTTCTATGTCTTTTAGTTCTTCTTCAATAATTCTAAGATTCTTAGCAACTGCTAATCCAAATTTAACTCCTGGAAGAGATTTAACTTCATTAAGTCCGTTAAATAAATTAACAAACTCTCCGTTTTTCATTTTTACTTTTTTCATTTTGTCTATATAATTAATTGGTTAATGTTATGCAATTCTTATCCAGTCTACTGTACTAGAACCGCTTCTTCTAATTCTATACATTGCAGAGCCTGACTGCGCTGCATTGTCATTATTATCTTTGTGTTTTATAACTTCATTACCTATAAATGTTACACCTGTACCTGCGCTTAGAGTAAGATCATGGTTGCCTGAAGCATCATTAACAAAAAATATGTCAAATGAGTCATTATCCTCTGTTAACCCTAAATCAGTTATAAGATCAGAAGCGCTTGGTGTTGCTTTAGTTCTGTCAGTTGTAGGTGTAATTTTTATAATTCCTGGAGTTACTTTAGCAGATGCAATTGCAGTAGCATCATCTGCTATTGTTACTACTGCTCCTTGTTTAATACGAATTCCTGATCTAGCATATATAAAATTATTTGGTACTAATAGTTTAGCATGTATTGTTGTATCTCTACTATCACCACCTGATACAGTAAGTCCTGCAGAACCTGTTCCTGAAGTATTATATGTTTTTAACTCTACGTCTCCTGGTGTACCACTAGCTGAATCTCCTGCCTCAAGCACAACATCTCCTCCAGCACCTGAACCTGCACCGGCTCCCCCACGCATAGCTGCTGAAGCTCCTGCTCCGTTTCCTTCTCCACTACCTGCATAAAGCTCTAGTCTAGAACCAGCACTCCCACTTGTACCATCTATAGCTCTGATGTAGTAAGTATTTAAAGGAGTTCCTTGATTACCAAGTCTAATACCCTCAGCATTGTTACCTTGTAAATTTAATTGTGCTGCGGCATGACTTGTTGTAAGTGTAGATCCTGTATCGTTTATTATTACTTTACCGTTAGTGTGTACATATATACCTCTATCAGATCCGTCGTCACTAATATAGTTAGTAGATAAATCAATATTATAAGTTGCTGTATCTAGATTAGCTGCTAGCGTTTGAAGACTAGCTGCTATAGAAATAGATCCTGCACCATTAGTTATAGTTACATTACTACCAGCTGTAAGAGTTGCTACTGACGGATACCCATTGGTTGTATTACCAATAAGTAATTGTCCATTTGTAGACATAGCAGCAGTAGCAGATATTGCGTCGTCTGCACTTGCATACAATAAAGCACCTTTAGCAATACTAGATAATCCTGTACCCCCGTTAGTTACTGCTACAGTTCCTGTAACTGCTCCTGTAAAGTCCATTGAAGTTAAGAACCCTGCAGAACTATTGTCACAAAGACTTAAATCAATTCCTGCTTCTAATACAGTTAATTCTATATTTCCTGAACTAGTACCTACTGTTAACAAACCTGTATCTCCGGACTTAATACCTTTAAATACAATTTGATTCTTATTTGTTAATGTTGAACTAGTGTATATTGTTTCTGAACTACTACCTGAAGTAGACACTGCTGGAAACAGTGATGCTAGTTGAAACTTTTTAGCAGCCTTAGTAGCTGAATTTGCTACTAATAAAAAATCCGTAGATGCTACGCTTGTTTTTGCTAAACTGCTGAGTGATGTTATTTCTGCCATTTTATATTTTATTTATTGAGGAGGTCCGTATGAAACTCCATCATTAGTAACTGGTGATCCTCCTACAGTAAATCCGCTTGTAACTTCTACACTCACTTGTGAGCCATCAGTTTCTGTTTCTTGAGTATACGGAGGTATTCCGCAGTCTCTACAGTAGCTTTTAGCAAAGCTAACAAATTTTTCTAAATAATCCGAATTATCTGTAGGAGCTTTTATAGTAACGCATTTTTTCCAACCGCTGTTAGAATCTGAAGAGAAAGGATCTATAGTTAGACCGCTAGTAGATACTGCTATGTATATAACTCCGCCTAGTCCCCCATTTGCTCTTTTTACAATTGTTCCTAATCCAAAACCTACTGCGTCTGTAGGATTCCAGTATATAGATCCTGAGTCTTCCCATCTTGCTGCACAGTCATTTGTAGCTGCGCCTATCTGTATAGTACTTTCGTCTGAACAGTTGTATACACAAGGTAATCCTTTTCTATTTAAGATTTCTTGTATAATAATCATTTTCCAAGCTTCCATTGTTGAGCAGTCGTCTCCTAAGCCTGTTAAAAGTTTTGTGTAAAATCTATTACCAGAAGTAGTTATACACTGGTCATTGTATTGTAAAAGGCTATCCATGTTTTGAGGAGTACATCCTGGTATAACGCTATCTGTACCATCGTCAACATCTCCGCCTCCTCCACCATCGCCACCACAGCCTCCGTCACAACATGGTCCTGTACATCCTACTACGTCATACTCACATGAGCCATCATCTAAAGTTGCATTAGGATTATAATTATTTGCTAATGAATCCGTACAACCACTTTGAGGATCAGGTGTACAGCATTCTGAGTTATAAGTACCATCAGGGCATAAACATTCTCCCTCACAAGGATCACAAGGATAATTACATGTGCCATCTTCTACCTCAGCATCAGGATTATAATTTTCTGCCTCTGGATCAGTACATCCGATTATAATCTCTCCTCCCCCTTCTCCATCTGGAATATCACAAGTATAGTCTATACAAGCAGTGTTACCAAATCCTTCACAATACGTGTTAGGATTTGTAGGTAATAATCCAAATGGTGTAGATATAATATCGGAGTAAAATGTAAGAGAATAGCCCCAACATCCATCAGTCAAATTATTAAATGTATACGTTCCTCCTTGATAATCTGATAAAGAAAGAAAGCCAGCTGGGTCATCTGTTAAAACAGGATTGATTCCAGTGGAACTGCCAAATGGCATTTGACCATTTTCATAATAACTAGCGTATGAAGTAATAAATCCAGCGCTATTAGTTTGATTAATTTGAACAACAAACAGAACTCCGTTAGGGTTTACTATGTTAAGATCAGCAGTGCTAGGAATATTAATTGTTATTGATCCTCCTTCACCGATGTCACAGAATCCTGCAGTTTCATTGTATACACCTGTAGCGGCTGTAGTAGTAGCGTTCATACCACCACTATTAGTATTAACCCAATTGCTTAACTCTAAACAATCATCTGGATCAATATCTAGACAAAACTCTTCACATTCTGCTTGTGTTGTATACCCATCTATAGTACCCTCTATAAACTCGCATTCTCCTGCTGCCGCATTTGAACAAAACCAAGATCCACTTCCTTGTACAGGCGGGCAAGAGCCATCATCAATTGTTGCTAAAGGATCAAAGTTAGAAGATAAAGGATCTGTACATCCAGGTCTCTCTTCTTCTTCAGGATACTCACAAAGAGTATTGTCAGTTATAACTCCTTCTGTACCTTCTGGGCAGCAGTAATTACTTGCTGTTGGATCAGTACACTCAAAGGTATTAGTTACTTCATTTGGATCGCAACAAACAGCTCCTCCATTTTCACCAATAAATGCTCCTCCTTGAAAAAACAAAATGTCACTTTGATACGTGTATTCAGGATTATCAAAACTTCCCCAATTATAATTATAGCTATAAGATATAGGCTCTGCAGTAGAATTAGTATTAAAGGTACTATTACAATTTGCATATATATATTTTAAAACAGAACCATTTCCAGGAAAACCTTCAGTCCCCCCAAACCATCTACCAAGAGGCTGCTCTATAGTTTCACTAGTTCCATCTGCATAATTAATTGTAAGATTAACAATAGGATGATTATTAAGTACTCCTGCCTGATTCAGAGAAGGTGGATTTCCATTACTATCAAATAAAGTATATGTTGCGTTAGCTCCTCCATAGAATGAAAAGTTAATAAAGTTAGCATTATCCCCAAAATAAGGTTGATACATATAATGTACTTGTAATGGTCCGTACATATAATTAGGACCCCACCCCTCATTAAATTGCCAATTATCTAAATGAAGCTGAGTATTGTTAGTTTGATCGTGGCAAAAAACTTCAGAATAGAAATACTCGCTTAGTAACGTTTGAGGAAAACCTGGATTATTTTGAATGTCAGCATTATAAACATAAAATGGAAATACCTCTCCTATAAGAGGGCCCTGAGTGTAAGTAAATTGTCCAGCATTTAAAACTTCTGCAAGATTAGGATTAGTTTCAATAGGGCTTATTCCTACAAGATTTACTTGTTTATTGCCGTAGTAATCTTCACCGCATTCTAATTTAATTCCTAAATTTATAACTCCACATCCTTCAGCTGGCTCTTCAGGTTCTGGATAGTTACATGAACCATCATCTATAGTAGCATCAGAATTATAATTAAGCGCATTAGGGTCAGTACATCCTGATTGTCCAACATTTATAGAGCCTGTTAGGCCGAGAATATTGTAACATTGTTCAATTTCATCATCTCCATCTAAAGTGCCGTCATTGTTATATTGCGTAATAACTACATATCTTCCTGCTGCTAGATCTGTAAATGAATGAGATTGATTACCATTACCTGTTTGAGTTGCTATTAAAGTAGAATTATTTACTACAATATCTTTTGTACTAGTACCATTTAAGAATGCCGCAAGAACTAAATCTATATACTCCTCATCAGTAATATTAAGTTTATATAACTTATGTACAAAAGGTAAAGCCTCAGTGCTATTAAGATTATTTGATAGGACAAACTGAAAGAATCCATCTTCTCCTAAATTCCATACACCCACACCATCGTTATTCCAAAGATTCCATTCTGCTGCTTCTCCTGCAAAATTTATAATACCATCTGTAAGACTAGTTCCTGTTGGAGAACTAGTAGCAATAGTAGGATCTATATAAGATAAAACATCTGGAAATGGTGCAGTAAAGCCGTTTTCTCCTCCTGCTACAAATTTACCTGTAACTGCATCACAGAATACACAAAGCTCGTCTACATTTGTTAATCCTGCTCCTGAGTCATAGTTTATTGCAGTAGCATCAGTACAAGCATAAGTAGTATCTGGAATAATATCTTCTTTTTCAGGAATAGTAAAGTTATAACTGTCAGCGCAAAGCCCTTCACCGTCTACCTTCAATGAATACACTCCTGGAAATAGATTAGTATAAGTAATAGTATATGGAAGAGCCTGATCAGCTAAATTTACCGACACTGTACTAAAACTTAAATCAGGATTATCTGGAGTTCCAAATAGGGCATAAGATATAAGTCCTGTAGCTGCCCCGCTTAAACTTGTAACGGTAACTGTTATTGATCCATTTGCAGTATCCTGTGCTGCATCTCCAATATCAGTAAAAGTATAGACAAGATCATTGTCACATTCATCGCAACATCCTCCATCTATATAATTATCAGAATATTCATTTATTATTGCAGGAGTAAGAGCAACATTAGAGCAATCCTGTGGAAATGCTAGTCCGTTATCAACACAGGGTAATGTTTCATCTACACAAGATCTTAGCCAATAATTTACTGCAGTAGGGCTTGTACATATTTTTAAAGGTGTAACTCCTCCTGGAGGTATTATATCTGGTAAGATAAATGCAACTACCTCACCAAATACTACAGGGCCTTCTATTCCAAGAACGTTAGTATCTGTAACAGAAGAGGTAGTAATTGCTAAAGATTTGTTTTTAGTTCCTCCTTCAAACTTTCCTACAGAGTCTGATGTAGTACCTGAAGGTGTGTATTTTAAATTATTTAAAAACTGATTTTGTAAATCATTTGATGCTACGTATGCAAGAGTACCATCAGATACATAATAAAAATCTATCTTACTACTAGTATCTAATTTTTCAGACGTAGAAGCTGGATATATTACAGTTTCCCTTTGCCCTTTTCCTTCTGGATAAGACAATGTATCTGTAAAACTAAAAGTTTGACTATTTATATCTTTTGTTTCACTAAAACTAGTAGTTAAAGAATCAAAAGGTACACTGAGTTTTTGTTTGTCTGTAGGAACTGGTAAATTTTTTGTTTCAGTTTTTCCAGACTTAAATGTTACTGTGTATTTTAAAGCTTTAGGATTAGAAGTTAACCTTGCTACAATTTGAGTGTGTCCTGAGCTAAGTCTAGTCATATTGAACTTTACTTGCTCTGAGTTTACTGCTAGTGCTACAACAGGATCTGTTAAACTTCCTATTGCTGCAACATATACTGCACCTGTCGAATCTCTAAGACACTTTACACTTAAATACGATAGTCCTTTTGCCATTAGCAGTTACATCCGCAGTGGCCGCTACACATTTCAGCAGCCTTGTTATACTTCTTTTCCGCATTAGCTATTACCGCATTCCTTTCAAGTAATGTCCCTGATGCGGTAGCTAACTCAGCTTCTGCTGTTTTTAATAATAAAAATATTTTTTGTGCTGATACTAAATCATCAGAGCATTTCATGCACTCACAATTACAATCAAGCAAGTCTTCCATTTTTTTGGCTAAACAACATAGAATATCACAGCTTACTAAAACTGCACTAGTAGCAACTACTGTTCCTGCTTCTAAATGCATTACAGTCATTACTCCTCCATACCCAGTTGCTGAGTTTGCTAACTGAGTCGCTAAGTTTACAACTCTAGTGTTAGTATTTCCTCCTGGAAAATTATACTCATAGTTAAAATCTCCTAGTGAAATTTTTATAGAATGTTGAGGATTTGCAGCTGCTCCTGTTACTGTTATTACTGCCTTTTTACAATCAGCAGTGAGGGATACGTTTAATGCCATGTTGTTTATATTTTATAAAAAAAGACCTACAGGGGAAACTAGTCCCCTGTGAGTCTTATGTTTAATACTGAAATTACTCAGCTGATTCCATCAAGTATACTACGTGAACCGTAGCTGCACCTGCTGTATAATTACCAGTTGTAGTTAGTTTTAACTCACCGGCAGCTGTCATCTTGTTAGCTGTTAAAGTAACATCATTGAAATCTGCAATAGATCCTGTAGCTAAAGCGCTCATTAAATCTGTAGAACCTGATACGATTTTAACGTTTGTTCCACCAGCTAATGCAGTTTGCTCGCTAATGTATGCTTTTACAACTAATGCGCCTTCTGGTAAGAAAACACCACTACCGCCTGAAGGATAATCTCCTGCGTCAGTAAGGTCTCCAGTTTTGAAGCTTGCTGTATAAACTTTTCCTAATTTACTCATCTTTTCTAAGTTTTAAAAATTAATATTATAAGTTAACTGGTGCAAAGTTTACACTAGCTGCATAACCATTAGCAGCAGCTTCAAACGCAACGTTATCAGCATCACCTGCTGGTAAAGCAATGTAAATTTCAATTAAGTTATCTACTCCGTGAATTTGAGAGTGAGAAGATCCATCTTTAGTAGCTACAATGTGATACATATCATATGCAGTACTTGTAACTGTACTTTGAGCTGGAGTGTTAGGTAATTCTACTCTATTGTAGAAACCGTAGTTCACACCTCTTAATTCTTCTTCCATGTCTTTCACGTAGAAACCATCACCAAATCCTCTTGATCCTGCAGTTTGGTAAGAAACAGCCATAGTAGTTGCTCCACCTTCTGCGTTATCAAAAGCTGCGTCCATGTGTACTAACTCTTCTTGAGTTTGACCATCAACTCTTACTTCACCTTTTTTGAAACCAGTAATATCTACAGTACCGTTACCATTGTCAGTAACTGCTCCGTTTACCCAGTAAGGTAAATCTGCATCAATAGCTACTTTTAAAGCGGCTCCTTGAGTTGCTGGAGTAGCACCACTTGCTACAGTGTACTCGTAGTTTTTGATCTCAAATGGCTCAGCGCCATTAGTAAGATTAATAATTTTGAAAGAATGTGTACCTGCAGCACTTGCGTTAGTAGCTAAAGTAATTCTCATTACCTCTGCAGTTTGTGCAACACCGGACTGTCCGCCCCATGCAACTATATCTCTACCGTAAATCCAAGGAGATACAATGTTTACATCGATCCCTGAAGGGCCACCTTGTACAATTCTAATTTGATCAGAGTCTGCGATAGTATCACCAGCAACTAATGAAGTAGGTCCATCAGAAGATAGTTTTTGAATATCAACAGATCCGTCAGCTAAGAGACCAGTGGCAGCATTATATGCTACTGCTGTACCGTCTCCAATTAACAAATGTCTTGCCATTTTTGTAAAATTTATGCGACCTTATGTCGCTATTAATAATTATTCATTCTTTGTTACCTCCATGATCGAAGATTTGTATCTAGGATCACTTATGGCTTCTAATATACTGCTTACTGTCATAGCTACAATTTCTTCATGTGTATGCTCTGGCAACTCGCAGTCAATCCCCAAAGATAAGGATATTTCGCCTGGCTTTCTAATGTACGTTATTTTTACAGTGTCTATTATAAATATATCACTAGTGTATATGTCTATAGAGTTACCTCTCATCGTTGTGAGTGGAGAAGTGTATTTTGTAGTATTAAACGGGTCACTTAAAAGCGTAAATATGTCGTCTTGTTGTGAGAATCTATTTCCTTCAGTTATGTTAGCTGAAAAAGAAACTGGTTCTCTTCGTTCTGCGTAAGTAGTATCCATAAACTCTAATCCTTGTGGAGCTGGAGCTGTCTCATCTACAGCTGGTACTCCAACAGCAAATGTTCTTTCTCCTAATGAGCCGTCATAGCTTATCCAAGGATATGATTCAATATCTACTACTACTATAAAACTTCCTGGGTAATTTAGAGTTTCGTACTCTTCCCAGTAAATGTCAAATCCTATTCCTGGATTATCTACAATATCTTGTTTAACTGCTTCTATATTTGAAGGATAACTTTCTGGTGTCCATCCTCCTGCTAGCAATGTAGCTGAAGGATTCCATATTGATGCTGATGTAGGATCAACTCCTGTAACATCTGCTACCATATCAATGCCATTTACAAATGCAGAAGAATTATTAGTTGCATTATTTGTAACAAAGTTATTTAAGCTTAGTACAAAATAGTATTGAGCTGGAGGATTGACCAGTGAGTAGGTTATAGGCCTACAATTATCTATCCACAGTCTTGATTGTTGATTTACCAAATACATATAATCTCCTGGTAGTTGGAAAGTGTCAACAAATATCTTTGTTTTTAATTGCTCCTTAAATGATACTGGAGCTTCATACTCACGCACGAGCGTACGTAAGTCATCTATTCTTTTTTGAGATTCCTCAAAACCTTTTCTGTAGATGTTATTTCTACCGTACTTGGTATTGATAAACCTGTACATATTTTTATTTAATTCAATATCTATCTCTTCGGATAGCAAACTGTCAGCTTGGAGTGAATTAATCTTATCCACTCCTTGCTGTACAGCTATATGCATTTCAGTTACATTCATTAAGATGCTAGTTGTTTAAGTTTTGCTCTTAAAATTGTTAATTTACCTGAGTTCTTTTTGTCATTCAAGTGTATAACTGTGTCATCCATAGTTTCTCCTAGTACTTCGTCGATAAAGATAACTTGGTTACCTATCTTTCTTAGAACTCCTGCAGTAACCATTGTTTCAATTTCTGCTTTTAATTCTAAGTGCTTATCTTCACATACTTTGATAAACTGCTTAGGTGATTTCTCCTTAATGTCGTAAAGCATGTTTTCAACTTGCTCTCTTGTCAACGTATCAGGATTCATACTACCTACTAGTCTGAACACTCTTCTCATCTGCTTCTCGTCATTAGATACTTTGATAAATGCTTTATCTGCATCTTTCTTGACTTGAATATCATTGTTACGCTTCATATCCTTTTTAGCAATGTCGTGAATGTAAAAACGCTTTTGGGTATTCCCAAGCATTTCTTCTTCTGATAGTGCTACATGTGGATGTTTCAATGCAAAATGGTATTTAAGATAATCAGTAATATCAATAGGATTTCCATCTTCTGTCTTTCCTACTTCTAGTTCTACACCTTCAAAGCCTACTGCGACAGTAAATTCTGCCCAGAATTTTTTAGTGTGTTTTGGCCACTCCATGTGAGCGGGATCTACGTCTAACATTCCGTCCAAGTATTTCTTTTCGTCGTCTGGACTAAAAGGTTTAAGTGGTTGTCTGTTGACATATACGCTACTTAGTTTCCTAACAGCGCTTGCGTTAATTTCTTTAGGTAAGTGATTGTTAATCGGCTTAGCCCTTAAATAAACTTTTTTACTCATAATACAGTACTTTTAAAGTGTTAATTAGTGGATGTAAAGTATAACTCTCCAATATTTAAAGTAAGGATGTGGGGGTTTTACCCCCCACGACCTTAACCAAAAACCAATATATAGACTTGCGAATGCACGCCAAATTTAAGAAGCTACACACTGAATGTCCAACGAAGTATCAAATCTACGTAAGCAGATACCCGCTGTCTTCAACATGTGTACGCTCGCACCGTCAACGTCTGATGCTCTTGCATCTGAGCCAGAGAAACCTCTAGGAACTACAGAGCCAGCAACACACCAACGCATCATCTCACGACCTTTCTTAGAGATCATTGTAAGATTAGCTTGTCCGTCATAGTTAGACTGGTCAACAAATACCATACGGTAAGACTCTAAAGAGTAACCAGTAACAGGGTGCTTTCCACGAGCTTGTGCAACTGGACCGTGATCAAATAATGGTAATTTTACCACATTGATTACATGACCATCTACGTGCTCGTATGTAGTGAAGTAACCAGTCAATCCTAAGTTACGTCCGCTACCTGTGATGAATCTGTTCTCACCACCTACTTTGAAGGAGTTACCTGCAAAGTGTGATTTAAGAGCTTCATCAAACTCTCTTGCGCCACCAGTACCAGTATACAAAGTAATTTGCTTCTGGTTAGCGTCTGTCATTTGGTAGAATAAATCACCAATGATGTTTTTCAACTTAGACTCAGTCATAGTTGAGTAAGTATCAGTGTTTACGATTTGCTCGAATAAACCAGGACCTACAATAACAGGCTGTCCATTCTCATCTTTCATAAACGTGTTACCGTTTGCATCATAAGTTTTTTGTCCGTACCAGTAGTACATTTCACACTCTTCTTTGAAGTCAAGCATGTGTTGGTACTCTTCGTAATCCATCCAAAGTTTTGTAGAACCACCACCTTTAGTAGGTAAAGAGAATTCTGCAACGAAATCTTTTGCATGTCCTGACATGTGGTAAGATTTACGTACTGTTGTGATTTTGTTACGAACTTTTCCTGGAGCTTGCCAGTTAGAAGCGTTACCTCTAGAGAAGTCAACACCTACTGGTGCATACAATTGGGCCCAAAGATCACCTGCAGTAAAACCTGAAGTTAATACTGTAGCTGCTGCTGGGTTTACTAATTGTAATGTATACTCCCAACCAGAACCGCCTACATAAGGCTTAGGCTCTTGCATGATACGTGCTAGCTCACCTTTTGAGTTTACTAATACATAAGGAAATATAAATCGTTTGTCAGGGAATACTAACGTGAAAGTTGATCCTCCCTGTCCTAAATTTGCTCCTGCATTTGTCACAGCCACTGGACGTGTTCTCAATTTGTGGGTAGCCACACGATATTCATACTCTAAACGGTCGATTGATTGAACATTACCAGCTCCTTCTGTTAAGAAAGATAGTGGGAATCTTTTATCATCTTTACCCGCTAGATGCGTGATAATCGGAGAAAGTTCAGTTGGCTTAGACAATAATGCATTTGCCAGACTGTTCATGTCTGTCATTTGCGAATCATTATAAAACGTCTTTTGAACGCTAATGTTCGTTCCATTCAATTGTGGCATAATTATCTAATTTTTATAAAGTTAAGTTGCATTTTAAAATTGCCATTTTTAATTAAAAGTTAAGATCTAAATCATCCAAGTCTACTTGCTTACTCTTACGTCTTTGACGTCCTCGCGCGCTTTTAACTCTTTCTTCATTTCTAGAAATTCTATCTTTCAATGATTTTGCATTTGATGTTCTAGCTTTCTTTTCTACAAGTTTTTGTAAATCAAAACCCTTGTACATCAAATAATCAATTGCAAGTTTAGTTTCCATCTCTGCGTCAGCATGATCTAAATCTCGCTGTGTGCGACCATCTTTGGTCACAGGTGTTGAGATATAGTCAAAAAACTTTGACTTCTCTCTATTTGGAACTGTGATACCTGCGAACTCATTGTTACTTTCAATAGTCTCATACACACCATTCCAAAACTCTTGTTGCTGAATTTCTCGCTGCTCTTTATCTTCTTTTTGAGAAGCAACTAATTGCTGCCTAGATTGTTCTTGCATTTTACCTAATGCTCTTCTAGCAGCTTCAGCTTTCTGGTATAATTTACCAGTATCTTCGTAATCAGTCAATAACTCATTAATAAATTCGCTATCGTGGCCTTTTGTTGCAAAATAATCTGCCAATACGCCCTTTTGACTTCTTGTATCATCTTCAACCAACTCTATCTGATTGTAATCTAGTTGAGGATCGTAAGCTTGCATAAAGTTTTTAGAATCTCCTCCGTTTAGAACATATTCTAAATGATTTTTTACAAGCGGAAAGTTTTCAAACAATTGATCTAATTGATCTTCTGCCATTTGCTTTCCTATATCTTGAGTCATTGCTAACAAACCTTCAGGAGTATCATCATACTCTTCTTCAGTTTCATATCCCAATTTGTCTAAGATCTCTGCGACTACTGTAGATTCTACAGGCTCTCGATCTTCATCTTCTTCCTCTTCTTCTTCGTAGTCATCCTCTTCATCCTCTTCAAAGTCTTCTTCTTCTGTTTCTACTTCTTCTACTTCTTCAGATTCTGCTAATTCGTCTGCATCCGCATCTAACTCTTCGTCAGTTGCTTTCGGTGTGTCTATTGCTAAGTCTTCTGCAACCTCTGTGCTTTCTGACCCGCCACTAATAACATCGTCAAATGAGATGTCGTCTAGTCCAATGTTTTCTTCTTCTGGGTTCATAATCTATATAATTAGTTTTTACAAAAATAGTTAAATATGTAGGTCTTGGTACACATACATATGTTTTTGGATATGTCTTTACTATATATCACTTATCTTTATTTTTTTCTCTGTCTATGCTTCTTTTTTCTGCGTCATCAGCTATTCTAGCCTCTAATTCACGCTCTCTAACACTAAGTTCCTTCTGTCTCATCTCAAAGTCTGCCATCATCTTCTGCATATTAAATGCATCTACTTCAGGATTCTTTCTAGACTCTGCTCCAATCAAAGCAATCTCAATATCTTTTTGTCTATCTTTTTCACTCTCAATTAGCTCTTGTTCTGCTTTTGCTTGCTCCATTTGCATTTGTTGTTGCGCTTGTTGCTGTTCAGCTTGCTGTTGAGCCTGTTCTAATTCTTCTTGTGCTTTTTCTGCAGCTTTTAATTTACCTTTTATTTGAGTAAAGCTTTCTGATTCTAACACTTCTGCAATTGTAGATCCTTTAGAACCATTCTGCATCATAGCTTGTGCAAGTTGTTTCATCTGATCTAGTCTTTCAATGTCTTTACCTGAGTCAGATACAAAGATGCCATAGTTAGATTCCATGTGTTGCATGCTATCTAAATCTAAAAAGTCTGTAGTACCATCAGGCATAACAAACATTCCTTGTTTACCTGTAAGCCATGCTTCTTTAGAATAATCAACAAGTGCTTGTAAATCTCTCTGCTCTAGTCGACCAAACTTTCTAAATAAATCTTCTGTAATGTGTGATGATTGCACGATAGCTTGTTGCGAACTAGCTTTACCTTCATATGCCCCAATAGTACCCTGTCTTTGTCTAGATACACCAGATAATTTTTCCCATTCGTTTAATATAGATTCTAATAGAGTTACATATTGACCAATTGTCTTAATAGACATATCCAGTACAGATTGATGCTGAGGATTTAGCTGTATACCTTCTTTATTATAATCTACCCAAGCAATACCTGTACCTTCTACATAATACATAAACTTGTCCATATCCCACTTCTTAGGAATAAGGTTAATATCAAATTGAGCTATAATATCTTTACTTCTTGCTATAGCTAACTCTAATCTGTACTTGTAAATGTTGTAATTCAACTGGTAAGGTATACCAAGAGATACTAAAGAAATATTATCAGCGTTTATATCAGAATACTTTCTACCGTTTATAGGAAGTTTACATGCAGAAACATTGTCTAAAGATAATCTCTGGTTGGCTACAGGATTAATGTTAACATACATTCTACCATCAATTCTAGTACCTTCCCATACCTCGTTAACCCAAAGATAAGTTACTTTAGCACCTTGCTCTTTCATTTCTTTAGGCAATCTAAAGGTTTCATCAACCTCCATCTCTTCCATAGATCCCGTCTCTGGGTCTACGTATTCTAAAAAGCCTACTCTTTTTCTTGACTTCCAATATACATTTACAACTTCTATTAGTCTATTTCTGTATGTATTTGGATCAGATCCTGCACGAGATTGTCTGTATAACAAGTAAGATTCTGGATCTGATTGTCTAGGCTCCTCTAATTCTAACACTTGCTCTTCAGTTAATGACTCATAAAAAGAATCTATTACTGTAGATGCATGTACATATTTTCTAACTAAAGCCCAGTCTCCATCTTCTACAAACTCTATGTCTGGATCTTTATCATAGTCTACATCAATAGGATTTAGAATATCATAAAAAGGCTCTTTGTTTCTAACACCTCTGTGAGTGTATACTTCTCCTGATACTAGGAAATGAAACCATGCTTTTTGTAGTTTATCATACACTTCTTCAGATTGCATAATGTATGTTAAAGCATGTTGTCCCTTAATAGCTCTATTATCTACATAACTGTTTTCAAACTGATCTGCTATTTGTTTTGGAAGAGGTATATCTTCTGGTGTTTCTATCTGTTGTAATAGTTCTGGGTTAGTTTGTTTAAGAGATTGTAAGAACTGCATCTGAACATTTTGGTAGATAGCTTCTTGCTTTGCTTGCTCTTTTTGACTAACTGCATCTCCATTCTGTACGGTAACGGTGTAATTAAGAGGTCTTTTAGACTTTTCACCCAAGAGGAGATCAATGATAGGTTTGATAATAGGATAGTTACGCATTTTAGAGGGAAAATTGTTACGGCTCTTGCCGTAAGGATGTGTAACGTAACGATAGTCATCCTCATAAATTACACCGTTGTAGTAATCATATAAGCGTTTAAGGTCATCCTTTCTTTGGTTGACCCCTTGATTAGAAAGATCTATGTAAGCTTCTACACAGCTTTCTCTCCACTTCTTATTTTTCTTTGATAAAGGCAGCTTTTGCTGCGGTATTTTGTCTCCCCCTAAATACATATGTATGCAAAATTAAGTTTTTTTATCTGATTTTTTATCATGTGTATAGTTTTTACACATTCCTTTACATATATAACACTAGCGATAGTTCTGCTCAAACCAATCATTAGTAGAATTATCTTCTAGTATTTCTTTCACCTCTGCATTATAAAGCTCGCGCGTGTGATACATCCCTATCATAAGTGCCATTACACGGTCAAAATTACCTTTGTGATTAAACTTTATAAGCTCTTGAAGTAATGCCATGTCATATATCTTGTGTAGATTAAGTGTAGTTTTACCATCTTCATCTACAGATCTAACTGCATTTAGCCAGTCTCGTATGTATAACTCGCCTTGTCTTTTACGAGCTTCTGTTGTATGCATACCATATTGTCTCTTTACATTTTTAGAACGTAAATCTTTTTTATCTAGCATCTCAAACTCTTCTTGTAATCTGTGCAACTTTCTATGCTGCCTTGCGTATTGTATTACAGCCCCTCTATCGTTCTCAAACCCTATCTTAGCATTATAATAATCTGATAACATAAATAGATTTCTATTATATTCGTCTTGAGAGTGTGGTCTACCTACATAACTAGCTACTATCATATCATCAGGCTTAGATATATTATTCATACGCTTTATTACATACGCAGCTCCTAATGAACTTGCATCTGCAGATTGATTCTGTCCATAGGGGTCATGACATAATACATACATGTTATGAGGTGTCTGATTCTGTTGATTTTTAAAAGGTCCTTCGTATACAACTACTGCTCCCTCTAAATCGTCTTCTTTACGGTGTGGGTACCTTTGTACAGGTCTAGCATCACCATCAGGTTTAAACTTTATATGATTACTTTCTCCATAATATAACTTACCTGCTGTACCTATTGCATGTAGCTTATTAGCTTTTACTTTATTATACTGTTCTTGTAAAGATGATATATCAAACAGGTTACCTGCTACTTGTAATGTAGCTTCAGCAGGACATGTAGGATGCTCAGCTATATACTGATCATATGCTTTTGGATCATTAGTACCTTTCTTTTTATTTCTATTACCTTCTTCAAATTCTTTAGCTTCTTCTACAGAAGAGTTACCATCATCATCTATAAACCCTTCTAAATTTTCATATATAGGAACAAAGTGTCCACATACAGATCCTAATGCTCCATCATCCCATATATTCTCAAAAGCTAGGCAATCATAGGACTCAGGATTGTAAAATATCTCTTCCATACCTGCAAAGTCTGCTCCCTCTGTACCGCCTGTACCAAATGCTACCATCGTACCTAGAGTCTTACTACCTTGGCGCATTGTTGGCATAGCAACCTCCCATGCTTTTAATAATCCTGGAAATGATCCTGCCTCCTCAAAAAATATAAGCTCGCCCGCCTTACCCCTTACTTTATCCGGGTCATCTTTAAGAGATACACCTATAATCTGGGACTTCATACCCATTTCTACTAATGCTCCATTAACATTCTTCTTATATCCAGATTGTTTGTGCATCTCCCTATCTCTAAGTCTAGGCTGCGTCCATGCAGTGTTATCATCTACAAATGATAGAATATCCCAAGCTTTAGACAGTAGACCATCCCCAATCAAATATTCTTTCTGCCCTGCAAATACATAATTCTTACTATTACGTAAATGAAAATAGTTTCTAGCAAGCATTGCGGCAGCTTTGTAAGAATATCCCTTACGACGAGCTTTTAATACTGTCATATGTTTATTCTCTTTTCTACAATTGTCTATTGCAGTAAAGTATTTCCAATCTCCGTCATAAAATGCTGGGAATGTACGCTCTCTTCGAGCTATAATTGTACCATCTGGTAATTCCTGATCAACAGATCTGTCAATCGGGCAATAATTAAGATAAAAGTAGTGATTACCTGTAATAGTTACTCCATTATGAGTATATCCGTACAGGCATCTTTCTCTCTCTTCATCCCAATACTCATAATAAGGTTTTGTACCGGGCAGTGCGTTTGTATAGTAACCGTTTTTTATATACGAATTAGCTGCTGGAGCTAGCCCTCTTGTGTCTTTAAAAACTTGTTCTTTATGTTCACTAATTCCTGACATTTTTCGTATTCTTCTGTTTCTGTAAAATGCTCTATGAGTAAATCCAAAGTACCCTCATCTCTTCCATCACTGTCTAAAGGATCAAAAGGTAAGTAGAAATTTACAAGTTCTCCTTCACTTTCTGCTGCTTCAAATATATCATCGAGCGTTATTCTTTTAGTAACAAGATTATACGCATTGTCCATTGCACTATTGTAATCTTCTAAATCTTCTAAAAAATCCATGGTGCCTAATTTACGAACTATATTTGTTAACTACAACTCCTCCGCGTGTATTTGTGTTAATTTGTTCTTGTTTTCTAACCTGTTCCTCTAGTTTTGAGAGCCCATCTACCACATCTCCCATCTTAGAAAGGTTAGCAACTAAGTCTTTTGCATGGAAGATTGGTCTGCCGTTATCATCCATTAGTGTTAAATCCACCGACTCAAAATACTTTTCTAGTTTAACTACAGATGACCTAGCAGACTTAAGCAACTTAACTGCAGAAGTTTCTTTTAGCTCTCTATATTTATCACACGCTGCAAGAACTTTATTACTAGCTTTCCATTTTGTTTTACCGTATAATCCTAGTACAACTTCGTCATGTCTTTGAGATATATCATACACAGCATAAGGAGATCTATGATCATGCATAAAAAATATGTATGCAAGCTCCTTTGTGTCCAAATCCTTAAACTCTACAATAGTTAGTGTGTAAGGAGAGGGTACTGCTACGTTATCAACTATCTCTAGTAACTCCATTCTTATTTATATTTTTTCTTCTAGATGGTTTTGAGTGAAACTTACCAAAATAAGGTAATCGTACTGCATCAAAAGACCCATCTGCCATTATCTTTGCAACATATTTAAACTGACTTGTAACCATTGCTTCTACTCTTTCTAAAGGTAAATTATGCTTTGTCGCTAGTATCTGTATTATCTCCTTTTTGGATTTTGCCATCTTGCGGTTTCCATTTATTTATTGGACATGTAGTAGTTTTCCATTTTGCTTTATGTTCTATCAGGCATCCACACTTACCACATCTCATTTTATCTCTTATTATATGCTCACAACTATTGCAATCAGATAATCTTTCTATATAATCTTGATTTGATACATTGGGTGCGCCCTCAGCCACATACTTAGCAAGATCTTTACTAAAACTTTTAGTCATGTCCCATATGCTAGGTAGTTTCTTTTTACTCATTCCAGTTAATATTTACTTCTACTTTCTTAGTACTTAAATCTAACAATCTGTTTAAGGTATACTTTCTATTATTTATTCTTAAAGCTCCTTTGTCTTTAATCTTCTTTACATAGTTATTCAAAGTATTAAAGTCTGCCTGCCCTACTAATCGAGCTGCCTGCTTCTTTACTTTTACTGCACAAATGTTTTCTTCTTCCAATGTAATAGCTGTATCTACTAATGCAGATAACACTCTTAGCTCTGTGGAAGTAAGATTAAATATCCCATTCCAAAGTTGTAAGTACTTGTGTGTAGAGTTTACGTTAATCGTTATTTTCTGTTCCATTTGGTTCTTGTTCTCCTTTTTCTTTTAGATATGCAGCCATGATAGCTTCATATTGTTGAATTTTTAGAGTTTGCTCTCGTAAGAGCTCATATACACGGTAGTCAACTTTTAATGTTCCACCATCTATATATATTCTTTTCTTATTCGGTCTCTTCGTCTGTCTCATCAGTTACTGTTACAATTAATGTGTATTCATGATCTCCTATTAGAACTTGTATGTCGTATGTACAATTTATATTATCTTCTGTCCACATATCTAATTTTGTTTCAAATTCATCGTATAATGCAAATAGCTCTTCCCAACTATTCGTCTGAAATTTCGTTCTTATCATCTATAAATTCTATAGTAGCCCTTGATCCTTCTAGTATTATCTTAGAAGTTGTAGCTTGCCTGTTAAATTCTTCTATGTAAGTTGCTATATCCTCTCTACTACATAGAAATGATAAAAATACAGACATTTCTTTTGCAGCTCTAGATGTATTAGTTTTTAGATTACTAACCTTCTTAGTATGTTCTACTAATTCTAAGTAATCGTCTAGATTTATAGTAACTGTACCAGGGATCTTCATTAAAACTTACCTAGTACTTGAAATTCACTAACAAATAAGTACTGCACTTCATCAATATGAATAAGCATAGCCTCTGTATTTGGGTCTACCATAATCTTGTCACCAGCTTTACACTGGTTAACTTGCGGCCCTACCGCCAATACTTCTACTATGTTTGTTTGTAATGCTTTTGCAGTTGCATCATCTAAGATGATTCCTGACTCTGTAGTTTTTGAGTCTGGACGTGGTACAACTATCCACGCTCCGAAGGGTTGAAATGTAAATTCCTTTGCCATTATTTCTATAATTTGGTTAATGCTACAAAGTTATAATAAAATAATTTACAAATCCAAGAAAATTCTAATTATTTAACATTAGCTTAACATCTTACAGTAAAAAAAGCTATTTATTTGCCATATGA